TAAAACGTAATATCATTTTCACGTAAAGTATAATCTGATACATGAGTTAAGTTAATTCTAGTGTTCTTAATTTTAATCCACATATTTTAAATGTTTATAGGTTAATAATAGAGGAGCTTAAATTAACTCCTCTTTTTTAATTACTAATTTAGTTACTGTGCTAAGGTTTATCATTCTGAACGCCCCTTTGTCGATGTCGTAAACTGGAAGTAAACCTTTTTCTATTGGGTTATAAGCCATACCAGTACCTTTAACACCTTTTTTAACTCCTAATCTAGCGTTCATCTTTCTTAATGATCCGTCTTTCTTAATAAATTCAACGTGAAAAAAAGTATTCTCTGCTGTTTGAATTTTCTCTAAAGTTTCTCTAAAATTTTCCATTTGTTGTGTTTTTCTGTGTTTGATAAATCAAAGATAGTATTAATTTTTTAATACAAGCAAGTTTTTTTAAAAATATTTTTTCAAGCACAAAAAAAGAGGGGCACAACCCCCTCTAAACACAAACAACGAAAAACCCAGAAAGGGCTAAGAAAACCTTATTTATTTTTAATATCTTCTACCTTGTTAGATAACCACACAGCCAATACACCACCAATTAAAAGCATAATAGCACCTCCTACAATCTCATACCAACTTTCAGAATCAGCACCATCTGTAACTAATCCAATGCCTGACGTGATTAACAAACCACTTCCCCCCATTGCTAAAATTCCTTTGTTTAAAGCTCTTTCATCTGAACCTTTTAAAACTTTTATAACCTCTACTGGGTTAACCTTACCTAATAAATTCCCTAAAAATTTCATTTTAATTGAGCTTTATTTATTACTTCTAATTTTATTATATCAAAATCTCCTAACACTTCTAACAACTCTTTATAAGTCTTTTTACTATTACCTACAAAATCAACAGCTTTAGATGATCCAACTAAAATACAACCATGAGAATGTTCTGCTTTATTTCCCCAATGTATTCTAATACCATCAAATCTAACACCCTCACCATCTTGTACGCTTAAATCTTCTTGATTATAAACTAAAGGCATAACTTGTTTAAATCTGTTTGAATATGATAATGTAACTGAATAGTTACCTTCTGGGATGGCTGTTTCTCCGTAAACCTTAACACCTTTAGCTCTTACAACATCTTCTAAGGTGTAGCAAAATTCTACGCCATCAATAAAAAGCCTTCCGATAGTGCTTTTACTTGTGTAAGTATCTCTGATTAATGTAAGTTTCATTTAGTACTTAATTGCTTAATAAAGCCTTTAATCTCTCCTATATCGATTGCAATACGTTTTAAATCAGCTTCAACTTCACTTATTTTAGTTTCAAGTTTAGTATAACTTCTTTCATTTTCTTCTTTAACGTCTTTTATTGACTTTTCAAGCTGAGTAATCATAACTGAGTGTCTTTCTGTTTTATTGTTAAATTTAACAAAAGCAGCAACTAACCCACCTAAGAAAACTATAAACTGTATTGTATTCTCTATAGAAAGTTCCATTTATTTTTTATCATCCTTTTCTTTAATGCAGCTTTCTAAAATTGTCTTAGCTTCATTAATTTGATTTAAGTACTGTGAAGCTTCAACCCCCGTTAAAGACTTCGGTAATTCAGCCCTATAGGCTAATTCTAATAATACTTTTAGTGCTTGTTCTTTATTCATGCTCAAATATATTAAATTCTACGTAAATAGTTGTAAATCCTATTAACATTTTCTGTTGAGGTGTTACTTTTTCCTTTTAGTATTCTATTCTTTGCTTTAAAAAAGAATCCAAAGGTAGTAGTACCAATAAAATTACGTAGAGCCTTCTTTTTACCCATTAGTTTTTGAAGCTTATACATAATGTAATCATCTTTGTAATTACCACCAAAAACCCTATAAGCGTAATCATGTAGAAATATTTCAATAGATGGGTGAGTTTCATCTTCTATACCCGTAGCACCATCATATCCATATTCTACCCAAAACCTACTAGCCCAAGCTTCTTTAAATAAAGGCATCAAAAAAAGCAGATTATAATGATTAATCTGCCTTTGTAAAGCGTTTTTAACTTCCTTTTCAGTTAGAAACTTGTATATATTACCAAAGTACATTAAACTCCTACTATTTCTAAACTGCCTTCTGGAAAAATACCATTAGCATATAAGAAACTAACCAATAACCTATTTTGGTCGTCAATCATACCTATCACATAATCTTTATCAGACCTTGTAAAAGGATATTTATAAGTACCATCTTCATTAAATAAAGATACTCTATACTTTTTAGAAACTTCTTTTAAAGTAACAGATGGTTTAGTATCTTTTTCTGTATAGTTACCAACCCACATTAATAAAGGAATCTCCCAAACTAAAGATAAATCTTTACCATAAGCGTTAGGATCACCTAACCATAAAGTAACCTCAGACCCTTCTGGTAATTCATTTTCTAAAACATCTCCAAAAGCATTTTTAGTTACTTCTGTTAATTTAATACTTGCTGTTGTTATAATTTTAATCATTTTATTTATTTATTAAGTTAATGCAACGCTTCCACTTTTTACAGTAGTGCCGTCTGAATATTTCACTTTAAATGTTAAATTGTTCCCCGATTCGTCAATATGAAAACTCATTTCACTAGCTACAAGTTCAGCATCAGCAGTAGTAGTGGTAACTGCTTTAATTCTAATATTCCCTCCGTCATCAAAAGCTAAAAATCTACTTGTTAAGTCATTACTAAAAAACCCCCTTGTTTGATTTTCCGTAGCGGTTGCAAAATCGTTAACAGAAGTAAACGCCCCTAATGTTGTCCCTGTTATATCAAAACAAAACAAAGATGATGCGACTTTATTTATGTAAGTATTTTCATCTATTCTTATCCCTGCTGTATTTCTTAGCCTTGTCCCCGTAGTACCCCAAACAGGTATCGTCTGAACATCAAAAATAAAATTACTAACGCTCGGAAGTATTACTTCACTAGCACCGCTAAAAGTAAGACTTGCTTTAGTGTATAATGTAGAACTTGTCCCCGTTCCATTTCCCACAGTAAATATTGGAACATCTGAATTATCCCTAACTTGAAAAAGTAAGTCATTTTCACCCGTTCCGCCTCTGTTATGACCTGCTTTAATTCTTAAACCAGTGAAAGAACCATCACCAGTATCAAAAGTCAATGAGTTTCCTTGAGCGTAGTGAATTGAGTTTTTACTTTGATAAACATCACCGTTATTCCTAAAATCCCAAAGATCAGCACTAGCTGAATCAACTATTTTAACATTAGATGAAGCACTAGAAGTATTATTACCTTTAAAAGTAAAAGTATCTGTTAAAGTAGCAACAACAGAAGTAGGTACTGTTCCACTTGCTGTGTAAATAGAATCTCCGCCAACTTGTAGCCAATCAACACCATCATAAGAAAACAATTTATCTGCTGTCTTATCATAACATAAACTACTTTTTTGAGGTGTAATACTATTCCAAGTTGTATTAACTAAATCATATCTAACCCAATCATCTAAACTAACAGCACCCCAACCAGCATTAACACTACCACCACTACTTAAAACGTAAATATCTCCATCGTTAGTAGTTGGAGGGGCTACACTTGCATCAACGAAATTTAAAGCAGCAGGTAAAACTAATTCATCTGTGCTTTCTAACTCTCCTTTTTCATTTCTCCAAGATACATCTCCATTATTAGCATCAGGAAACCATTTAGGGTTATGTATATCAGCCGAAGCTGTAATATTTTTATGTAAAGTTGGCATATTTTAATAAAATATAATTCCTCTTTTATTTACTTGTACTTTGTCAACACAGCTATCAAATAACGGATATTTAGTAGCGTCATTATCTTGAGCATCTTTAATATACTCTATCATGTCTTTTCTCCAATTATCCCCTTGAGATATAAAGAAATCTCTATTCTGTGAATATTCAAAGCTCTTATTTTGTCTACTAAACTCGGTATAGTTTTCCATACTCCCCATGTTAGTTACCTGAGTATGAATCTTAGGAAACACCTCATAGACGATATAATGAGCTAACATAGGTTTAATAAAGTTTTCTACTATAATAGTATTATCAGCCGTTAAAGTAGCACCTGCAACCTCTGTTAATATCTCATCATAGTAATCATCTCCTAAAGTTGGTTTTAAATACTTTCTTTGAACTACTATAATATAATCTTCAAAATACGCTTCATCAAAAGCAGTATCATTAATAGCTAAAGCCTTAACCTCAGCAGCAGTAATTACCTCTGTATTATACGCCATCGTTAGAACTATTTAAAATCTTTACTAATCTATTTCCTTGCTCTTCATCCTCTAGTAATTCCATTCCTAAAGCTGCTCTAGCTTCATTGATTGTAATAACAGCATTAACATCAATACTTTCATTAATACCTACTGGCGCAACATTCATAATGTCTATCTCAACATCAAAACCAGCTTCTTTAATAATTCTGTTAAACTCTCTTAGAATAGGCTCTTGAAAGTCTGGAATAACTACGCTATTCATAAACTTATCATACTCGTTTCTAATTTGTTGATTAGAGCCTAATTTACCAGCATTTTCTAAACCTGCTAAAGATGGTGTAATTCTATGAGCAGTAATAATATTTTTAACGGCTAATTCTGAAAGCATTTGAAATTCTCCATCCCTTTCACGCTCAAACTCTTTTATATGTGCTGCTTGTTCTGGGCTATCTAATAACTCTACTAAAAACTTATCGTTGTTCCCTTCTCCTACGTATTTATCTTTAATCTTTTCTACGTATTGTTGAGCGTTCATACCGTCAGGCACATCTCCAAAAAACTGCATTAAAACAGATGGAAAAAACCCGTTATCAAACTTATCAATATTGTACTTAGAAATTCTATACTCAATATCAATCCAATCTAAAGCACCTACGTAATCAGGCAACCCATAAAAGTTAAATTCTGGGTATTTACGCATGATATGACAAACGTACTCCTTTTGCTCTCTATCTTGTTTAAATGGAATAGTTAAAATAGGATATTCAGCACTAGGAATAGTATCTAGTTTAATATCTCTCCAAAAGTTAGAAATATGAGCAGTCTTTTTATCTTTAGACTTTCTTACAGTAGTTGCATCAATAGAATATAAAGCTGTATAATCTCCAGACTTTTTAACATGAGGATAACAGTTACCAGTAATGATAAAACTACGCATAACCTCCTTAAAAACATCTCTTAAAGTATCTCCATCAGGGTTAACTTCGTTATACCACTCAATAAACCTACTATCTAAATCTTCAAAGTTTACTCTTTCATCATTTTGCCAAAAACAGAAATCTTTACCAATAGCAAAGGTTAACTTTTGATTAATGATAGATGAATGTGTTGAGCTTCTTCTAGCTCTTTTTGCTAAGTCATTAACATAGATGTTATCAGAGTCTTTAAAAAACGGAACCCATGCAGAAACGATATCTCTGTTTAAATCTTTTTCCTTTTTAACTATAGGAGTTGAAATAGGATCAGATTTAGCAGTACTTGCTTTAATATTACTTATCTTCTTTTGGCTCATCCTTTACTTCTTCTACTTTAATCATATTTGTAAAACCTGCATTATACAGTTTCTTTAAATCCTTTTGAGAAGTCGACTCTGTAAGCAAGAAAATACCTACCTGACCCATTATTTTTTTACCTAAAAACTTAGGCTCTATACAAAAAATTTTCTTCATAATGATAAAAATACTAAAAATATTTTACTTATTTAGAATTAATATAAATAACAGCTTTTTAATTTTAGTTAGTATTATTTTTTTTAATATTACATTAATGATACAACTAATGTTAGAAGTAAAAATCTGCGTAGTTGTTTTTACTACGTGTTATAAAACGTTAAGATATGGAAGATTGGAAAGGAAATACAATAAAAAAAGGTGATATAGTAAAAATATATATGTACAGATATATGTTTAGTGGGTCTGAAATGAGTTTGGTTATTATTGATAGAAACGGACGTATTCAGGAAACTGCAAAAACTACAATACCAGAGGAGTATGTGTGGGTGCTTTGTAACACTTATAAAATTATTGGAGGAACAACATTTATAATTAAAGAAGATACTAAACCAGATGAAGTTGTAGAAATGCCGTTATGTTGCTTTGATTTTATGATTAATGCAAACGGATTTTGTCACGCAATTTGCATTGAAGGAGTTTCTGATAATAGAGATGATTTTATGATAAAGCATTTTAGTTCATAGGTAAATGTTTTATAATGTACGGTTGTAATAAACTTTTAAAATCAGATTAATGAGTAATAAAGAAAACCTACTGGCAATAGTTAGTAAAGAGAAAACAAAGACTATTGAACGAAATAAAATAAGGATTAAATACCGTTGGTTTATTAGGATTGTTAATAGGTTGAAACTTTGGTGGCTTAATACTACTGACTGATTTTAATTGTTTATAATGTTAAATGTAAAGATAGTAGGGTAAGAATTGGGCTATGTACCATAAAGGCGAAACTCCTTAAACTAATAGATGAAGTCTCAAACAGATACATAGCACCCTATTGTTTTTAAATTTTGTTATGAACTTTGGCGGTTTCCTGCACTCGGAGTTAGTGATGCGCATTATGGGGGACTTAGTAGTACACAAGCCTACGACCGCCATTGTTTATAACGTACAAGAATATGAGTAGTGGCGGGAATAAGGGTTAATAGTACCGCATACAAACGAGTAACCCCGAAAGACCCGAAGGTTCAGCTCTTAGGTATGCTTTAGCCATTACTTATATTTATTGTTGTATGTCTTTTTTAATTGCATACAACGGACGAGTGTATGAGTAGTGGCACATACACCGAACCTTTGAATTATGCCACAAACTTTAACGTGCCATTACTTATACACATTGTTGTGTGTAGTAGCGGTTTAAAACAATAAAAATGAAAATATTACACATTACACCAAGTAGTAACGGTTATGAAGAAGTTGAACTTTTAGCAAACCGAATTAACAGAAAAAACAGCCTTGCACTTATTTTGAAAAACGGACAAGAGTGTATGACTGGCGGACATTTGATAAATGACACTCCTGATATTAGGGCTGTTTTGGATTCAATGCCAGGAGATAAGCAATATGACTTCGTAACTATGTTTAAATGCGACCCTTTTGCTAAAAGTTATGCGGAAGAGTAGCTATTACACACAACGTTTAAAGTAAACGCTTTTTTAATTGCGTTTAATTATGTGTTATGTTTTGTTAAATTAAAATAGATTAAGATGAATATAAAAGATTTAAACCTAAAGGTGGGTAGTAGAATTAGGCAGAAAAGTTGGAGAAAAGGTAAACTTGTTGTTGTTACTTGTATTGAAATTAACCGAGGTGAACCAACTTATTATGCAGTAGATAAAAACGGCAAAGAATCTGTTTATGGTAATTACGGTGATTGGGAAATTGTAGAGTAATAAAACATAATGATAGAAGTAAAAATCTGCGTAGTTGTTTTTACTACGTGTTATGTAACGTGAGAATATGAGTACTAAAGCAAATTTTATATACGAAGAAGGTTTTGAAGGTTTTGAAGAAACAAACGAACCACAAAGCATATTTGGTAAATTTACTGGATATAATGCTTATTTAATAATTGAAAATAATTACATAGATTTCTTTAAGTTGGATGGTGAATATTTAGTTATTAAAACTAAAAACAACAATAAAATACCTAAACACTTTAAATTATGGGGTGATGCCGTTATTGAGTTTGAATGGGATGAAGATGGTTTGGAGATTGTTTTAAAAGGAGGACATCACATTACAAAAAAGGTGATAAAGAATGATTACCCAAATGTTACATAACATAGTTGTAATGACACTTTAAGTATTAACTAATGGAAACAATATCAATAACTTATACTATTACTTTTGTTGTGGATTTTGCCCCAGAGTATAAGTTTACAAAGTACAAAGAATGTTTTAACGCTAAGACTGGCAGAAAGATAAAACAAATATCTAATAACGGAACTTTAGGATATAAGATTAGAGGTAGTTTCTATTCTGTTAATAATCTTAGAAAACACCTAGTAAAACCAGTTAAAGCAGATTGTCCTTTCTAAACTAAAAAAGGGTTAGCGTAAAAACTAACCCCTTTAAGCAACTATTGAAAGTATAATTAAGAACCAAATGATACTGAACCACTAGCATTAGTGTCAATAGACCCTACAAATTCTCTTAGTAATTCAGCTTGTTTACCAGAGAAAGTTACTGTATAACCGTTCTGACCTTGTACCTCTCCTTCAATAACTTCTGAAGCGATAGCATCAACATGAGCATCAACGCCCATAATCTCATCAAAACCTAATACAAAAGCTTTATTCTCAGTAGTTTCTTTGTTGTAAGTTTCAAAAATTACAACTAATCCACAAGACTGAACATAAGCGTTAATTCCTTGTGCTTTTGTTTTCTCCATCTTAGGGCAAAATACCTCTAAAGTAGTTTCATAAGCGATAGAACCGTTTTCTCTACTTCCCTCAGAAGTATAAGTCTTAGTTTCTAACTCTCCTTCAATCTCATACCAAACATCTGAAGTAGCTGCAAGAGTTACAGCAGTATAAGCGTGCTCAGTTGAAACAGTTGAAGCAGTAAAGCTAGAAATATCATCTTTATTTGTAATGAAGATACGTTTTATACCTCCTCTTCTATTCTCATCGGCACAACCAAAAAGAATATCTGTACTAATTTCTGCCATTTTTAAAAAGTTTTAAAGAAAGCCCCAATTAAGGGGCTATCATATTAATAATACATTCCTACTAATTCTCCATGAATGAACTGAGCACCCATTTTGTACTTAGCAATGATTTTAAGTAATTCAGAATCATCATCGTTACTTCTAAACTTTAACTCAGCTTGTGGATCAGATACATCAGTACCGATTACTAAGTTATCATTTACAGTATAAACCATTAAGTTAGCACCAATGTTAATACCAGTAGTAGTATTAGGGTTGTCGCTATCAGCTAAAGCTGTATCCCATCCTCTAACTTCAACAACTGGAATACCTCTAAACTTCAATTGAGGCTCTCCTGCACCGTTAATTAACATAGAAAGTCCTAACTCGTTTCCAGTACCTAATTGCTCATAAGTAGTAATTAAGTTATCTACGATTGTAGAAGTAACTCTAAACGACTTAGAAGAGTTAGGCATTTTTCTTAATACTTGTGATTGGTTTTCGTAAGCATATTTTAAAAGCTCATAAGCACCATCAGCAACTAAAACACCAGCAGTATCTTCAACATTAGCGATAGCAGTCATTGCAACATACTTATCTAATGAAGCAGAACCGTCAATAAACAACTGAATGAAACCATCCATTTGAGAGTAATCAGCAGAAGCACCAGAAGTAGCACCAAACCAAGCGATACGCCCGTTATCATCTGCAATACCTTCTAAAACTTTTCTTCTTGCAATATCTCCTACGATAGTATCTTCTAAGTTATCAATATCAGTACCAGCACCGTAGAACTCTTCCATAACAGTACCATAGAAAGTATCTCCACATTGCTCAAGGTTTACTTTCATTTTCTTAACTTCTAACGTCTTATCTGATACGTCAATAGCTCCACCAGTTGCAGTGAAACCACAAGTAGAATAAGCTCTTACGATTTTTGTTAAAGTCGCAGGTAAGTATAAAGTAGTTTTTACCTTTACATTAGGTAATTTTCTAATCCCCATTAAGTCATCAGACCCTTCTTGAGGTGCATAAAATAACTCGTTAGTAACATGAGTACCAGAGTAAGTTATGTTAAACGATTGTGTAATAAAATTTGCCATCTTTTTTAATTATTAGTTAATTTTAAATCCTGATTTTTTCCAAACATTCTTAATCATAGCACCTAACTCGTCTTTGATTTCAGGAGTTGATTTAACACCTTCTTCATCTTCTCTAGCAGGAGCTTCTTCTCTTTTTGCGTTAGCTTTTTCAAGCTCTTTAGCTTTAGCTTCAAATTCTTCAGCCTTAGCTTGTAACTCTGCCTCTTTAGCAGCTAATTCAGCTTTTAAAGCTTCTTTATCCGCTTCAACACTTGCAGAAATTTCAGCCATTAATTCAGCTTTTAATTCCTCAGCATTGATTTCAGCCTTAGGCTCTTCTTTCACTTCTTCTTTTTTATTTGAGAAAGTTTCAGAAACCCAAGCTTTTAACTCTTCTAAAAGAGTTTCCTTTTTTGTTTCAGACATATCTAAACTATTTAATTGATTTACGTAATTAGATGGAATATTTTTATATCCCTTTTTCTCTAAGTCTTTAGGTTGAGCGTAAGCAGCAACTTTAACAGCACCTAACACCTCAGCAACAAAACCTAACTCAAAAGCCTCATCAGCATCCATCCAAGTATCTTTATCCATCATAGATTTAATAGAATCAACTTTTAAACCAGTAACACTAGAATAAATCTTAGCTAGTTTATCATTAATCTTATCCATTAAATCCGCTTGACTTTCTAACTCCTTAGTATATTCTCTAATATCATTAGAATCCATACCCTCCATTGATACTACTGGCATCCATGCGTTATGAATCATAAAGAAACTGTTAGCCGTCATTTTAGGCTTTTCTTTTCCAGCTAAAGCGATAATAGTAGCAGCAGAAGCAGCAACGCCCTCAATTTTAACTGAAACATCATACTTTGAGTTTTTTAGAAAGTCGTAAATAGCTAAAGCATCAAATACTGATCCTCCGTAACTATTAATAGATAACTCTACCTTTCTTGAGTTAGAACTTTGTACCTCTTCAATAAAAGACTTAGCAGAAATACCATAACTACCAATCTCCTCATCAATGGAAATTTGTAGCTTGTTCTCAATACTATTTTCTATTGTGTACCAATTCATGGTACAACATTAAATAATTTCTATTTAACATAATGTTAATGGCATTAACAAAAAAAGAGGGCGCAAACCCTCTAAAATGTAACACTCTCACAAAAACACCTTGAAAACTAACAAGAGATTACAAATATAATAAACTATAGGTAATAGAAGTTATTTTTTTGCTCTTCTTTACAAAGTTGTTTAAAACTATCTCTATCTTCTTTATCTAAGTTTGAATAAGTAAAAGAATCTACTAAGCTATGTAATCTCTTTTGCTCTTTAATATACTCGTTAAAAGCTTCTCTATCCTTTATTGAATTATCATGAATAACTAACATATCATCTTTAGTATCTAAACAATAAACTCTTTTAGAATCTAAAAACAATCTAAGCTTATCAGATAAATCATAATCTTTATTAGCCCTTGCTTCCTTTCTTAATTCTATAGCCTCATCAACACTCATCTTTCTCTTATTATCTTTCTTATTGAATCAACACCTAAATCGTACTTTACTGATAGATTATAGTAAATATCCATCGTTTTAATAGGTGTTTTATACATAATATCAAAATCATTACATATTGATATGTTTCTGATTAAATCTTGATTAATTAACCCGTTTTCTATTAGAATATTGATAGCATGAGGCACATCAATAGCTTTATCAACATAAGAGTATAAAGTTTTGGTTAAAGCATCTTCCAGCTCTTCAGCCTCTGATACCAATAGGCTGTTACTCTCTTTCTGCATTTTCCACATCTAGCGTTAAAGTTTGGTTCTACAATCGTCTTAAAATAGCTGTATAGTATTTCTAAGCTTGTGCCGTCTGGTAACATTTTACCGTAAGTTTTCATTACAGCATCATAGATTAATTCACGTTCATCTATTGTTAATAATTCTAGTTTTTCGTCTATGCTCATTACCACTTATTCTTAGGACATTTTTCATTCTCCCAAATAACCTTCTCTAAGATAGCACAATTACATTTCTTACATTGCGGAACGTTACTAATAGTTTTAAACAGAGCTTTGAAATGAGGGCTATAATAACTACAGCCCTGACATATCTTTTTACGCTTATCTTGTTTTAAACGGCTTACTATGTTACTGTCATAGTTTTTAACCCTACCAAATATTCTAGCTAACCACATAAAGTAAATATAATAAAATCAACCGAAGGTTGCGTCACTAACGATATTACTAACCTTAGCAGCTTCAGTAAATGTATCAGTAGCATTGTTTATAACTTGAATAGCACCTATTGACTGAGTTACAGCTTTAGCTATTCTATTTTCCATATCAACCATATCAACAGACATAGAAGAAGTAAAACCACCATTAGCAAAACCTGTTCCTATGTATGGTTGAGGTCTATTTAACCTCATGCTTTCTAAAGCACCAACTAAAGCACCACCTCTATTAGTTTCTAATACGTTTTTAGGTACTACATACTCGCCTTCATGCACTACCCCAGCTTGTTTAAATCCACTAGCATCAGGACTACCAAAACCATCACCAGTAAAACCACCCTCAGCAAATGATTGAGAAGCAATTATACCAGCTTGAACAGCAGACCTAGCAACAGCAATACCAGTTAATACTTGAGCTTGAGTTAAACCAGCAGCACCAAAAGTAAATGCGTTAGTAGGGTTAGCAGCAGCACTAGCATTAATAGCTGCTATTTCTCTAGCTAAACTAATAGCAACTTGAGCTAATTCTAACCTTTTTTGTCTTTGAAATGCTTTTTTCTCTATTGCATATCTTTCCTTTTCAAATTCTTCTTGTGATATTAAACCGTTTTGTAATTTAGCGTTTAAAGCATCTAGCTCTAAAGTTTTTTCTCTTTCTACTTTTCTGTTAGAAACTTCTACTAAAGCATTTGCTGCTTGTTCTCCTAAGTCGAATAATTCAGCATTAACTTGTTTTTGAAATTCTTTTTTAGCTTCGGCTTTTTCTCTTTCCTGCTCTAACTCTTTAGCGATAGCAGCAGCATTATCCGCTACCATTTTATCTAACATTTCTTCTTCAATACTAACTAACTCATCAGCATTTTCTTTAAAGTTTCTATTGTAAGATTCAATAATAGCATTTTTCTTATCGTAAAGATCTTCAAACCCTTCATCTTCTTCATCTAGTTTCAAAAGCCAAGCATCAATAGCCTCAGTTTCTTCTACTTTTAAATCAATAGATTTTTTAGTAGCATCATTATTATCTTCTACTACATTAGTATTTTCTTCAGTCTTTCCGTTTAAATCTTCCGTAGATAATCCTAATCTTTCTTCTATTGCTGCCCGTCTATCTTTAGCTGCTGTTAACTTATCTTCTTCTTCTTTTAAATCTGCTGTTTTTCTTCTTATTTGAACTAAAAGTGCATCATTCTCTCTAGTAAAATCATTATAAGAATTTTGTTTATGAGCTAATACAGTTAAAGCGTTAGCTTTTTCCTCAACACCTAAAGTAGAATCTTCAAGAATCTTTAATTCTTCTTCAGCTCTAGCTTTAGAAAGCTTATTAAATTTAGTTTCCTCTGCATTTCTTAATTCTAAATTTCTTATCAATCTATCACTAAGCCTATCTGATAACTCTTGTCTTTTATCCTCAATATCAGCGGCTACTTCCCCAGCCTCTTGAGCTTGTTCTTGTACTTTTTCTAACTCCTTTTGTAGTATGATTTTGTTAATCATTTCAGAGTTAGATTTTTTCATAGCCTCAGCTAACTCTTCATTACTTATGGTTTGCTTATCATACCCCTCTAATATATTAGGGTTAATAGCATCTAATTCATTAAGTAATTTCAATCTATTCTCATCATTTTCTGACAAACTAAGTATTCTATTAGCTAGTGAATTTGCTTCCACTTGTTGCAATCTCATAGCGTCAGATTCAGCATGAGTATTTTTAGTTAAATCTCCTAACGTATCAATGAAATCTGTAGCACCTTGAACAATATCTCTAAATAAATCTTCTCCATTTTCTCCAAGATTTAATACTAGCCCCTCCCATGCAGAGTTAAACCTTTTTACATCACCCTCTAATGTATCTCCTACTATCTTAGCCATAGCACTAGCAGCACCTTGAGCATTTTTTAACTCTTTAGTGAATTTAGATGTTTCTGATGTAGATTTAGCTAAAGTTGTAGCTACAACTGCATTCTCCTTACCAAATAATTTACTAGCTGTAGCTGAACTGTTAGTAGAGTTAGCTACCATATTCATAGCCTCATTAAGAGTCATGCCTTTTTCAGCTAATGTTAAAAATATGTTTCTAAGCCCTGTTCCTGCTGTTTCTGCTTTAATGCCGTTATCAGCTAAAACACCTAAGAAAGATGTAGTTTCTTCAATACTTAATCCAGCATCTTTAGCTACTGGTGCTACTTGCCTCATTGCAACCTCAAACTTATTAATATCTAAAGCTGATGAAGTAAATGATTTAGCCATTACATCAACTACCCTTTGAGTATCTTTAGCATCCATCCCAAAACCGTTAATAGTAGAAGCTGCAACTTTAGCGGATTGTGCTAAATCTGATCCAGTTGCTACGGCTAATTCTAAAGTGGCTTCAGTAGCGTCTAATATTTCATTAGTACTAAATCCTAACTTAGCAAACTCTTCCTGTAGTTGCCCTACTTGAGTAGCCGTAAATTGAGTACTAGCACCTAATTCTTTTGCGTTTTTCTCTAACTGTGCAAACTCTTGAGCTGTAGCACCTGTTACCGCTTTTACGTTAGCCATTTGCTGCTCAAATTCTTTTATAGTTGTTATAGCTTGTGAGAATAACTGCCCTACTTTTTGAATAGCAAATAAACCAACAAAAGCACCACCGATAGAAGTACCTAACCTAGCAAAACTTTTACCTAGTTTTTTAGTGAAAGAATCTAAGCCTAGTATGTTTTCACGCATAACTAACATCTCACGTCTGTTAGCTTTTAGCTTAGTGTTAATTTCAGCCATCTCTTTACCATATCTAGCAAGAGATATAGTACCTTCTTTAACGGCTCTATTTAATTCTGTTCTTCTGTTAGTTAATTTCTTAACTTCTGTTTCAAGTTGAGCTAGTTTCTTTTGCTGTTCTGCTGTTCCTTGAACATCTATTTTAATCGCTATTGTCTTATTTGCCATATCTTATTTATAAACTGGGTATAACCAACCGTTAAACGGATTTTCTATAACTACTTCTATTAAATTACCGCTTCCATCTTCAACATAAATAGGCTCTAATGGTTGAGGTAAATTTCCATTATCAATATCAACACTATTATTACCCTCTTGAGATGAATCAATACTTACACTTCCTAAGTTTTCAAATTTAAACAAACTAACCTTAGTTAACCCATTTTTAATAGGGTTATAATCAATAACACTCTCTATTAAATAATATCCTTTTACTTGTGCAGGGTAATCAATATAAACTAACTTTCTAAAGTCTAAATTTTCAATATCAACATTGTCTAAGTTAAAGTAAGCTATAAGCCTACCTCCTTCTTCAATGTTTTTCATCATACTAGCATAGTAATTGTAAAATAACCCTCTATCTACACTTCCATCAGATTTAAAAGAATCTGCAAAATTTAAGTTTATAGGTGTATCGGTATTATTATACGCTTCAAATATCCCATAAGGAATAGCACTAGCATAAGAAGTACCGAAGAAGTCCATTAGTCTAGTAGTACCATCTAAAGACGTTTGACCTCCAAACTTGAAAAAGAATATTTTAGGATTGTAATTAGTTATCCTTTCTTCTGGCTGTAGTTCTTCTTTAGTATTAATATACTCATTCCATACTTTTAAAGTAGTAAAGGCTAAATTCTTATTAAATGTTCCGCTTTGTAAATATGTTACCTCATTAGCTACATGAGCATAAGGCGCACTAAATAAATCTAATTTAATAGATGTTGTACCCTCAGCGAATCTATTAGGTAAAGTGTGTGTATATTCTCCGTATTTACGTTTGTTGTTGCTCTCCCATCCTTTTAGCCATTCATCAGAGCTTAAATCTTTATAACTAAACTCAACACTTCTCTTATAACTACTTACATAATCTAATTCATACTTATTTGATAAATCTATCTTATCAGTCCAGTCTATAGCATTAGCCTCTGATTCAAAAAAAGTATTCCTAGGCTCTAAATAAATTGTTTTAGTCCTTACATCAGTCCAATAGTAAATATTAAACATTCTTGTAAAGTCGTTTATTACATCTAGCAACTTATAATCATCAGGTATAATTTCACTTAAAGTATAACTATCGCCCTCCGCTAATTCAGTAGCTCTGTAAATATTAAAATAACTACCTGCTTTTACATTTGCAGAAGTAGAAGGAGATAAAGTATCTATAGTAGCATAAACAGAAACAACATCACTAAAATTTAATGTTAATGTTACATCTCTAGTACCCGTTTGAGTAGCTGATGAAGTAGTGAAAGCAAAACTATTTGTTTCAATACCATTAACATAAACTTTAGTTACTACACTAGCTGTCGTAATATTTGCATCCCCTGCTGAGGTTGATAGCTCTAAAATATACCTACCAGTAGAAGGTACTGTATAAACGTATGTAGACGTATTATAATTACCGTTAGCATCGCTATTAGGAGGTGTTGAGTCATCATTGTAAGCTATAATAGTATCAACTCCTTTACTTATCGCTACATTTCCAGTAGTTTCTGCTCTAGTCTTAGAAGCATCTAAAACACTTTGAGCGATTCGCATATTATTAGCAAAATCACAAACTAATGTTTTAATATTAGCATCATCTAAAAAACTACTAGAAACATTCCAACCTTCATCATTTAAACCCCTTTCTATAATTGCTTTAATATAAAAACAAGGGTAAAAATCTCTTACTTGTGTTTGG